TGAACACGCTAACGGTTCCGAAAGAGGGCGAAGTAGTCGAGTTCGGAAAAATTCGTATCAGTAACACGCTGGACCATATCGCAAAAGACCTGGAGGTGTTTGGCGAGGAATACAAAAAGGACAAGTCCAACACGCCAGAGGCACGCGAAACGTACGCAGCCACGATCGAGAACGAGTATTTCCGTTCGTTAGCTGGTATGTCGGTGCTACAACCTGGGTACTTCTATCGACCAGACCCCGACTACCACGGAGAAAATGCCATGCATAAGCCAAAGCTCGACGAGGCTTTCTTCCATGCGGATATGACACCTGTGGACTCAATGGAACGTGTTTACCAAAAACTAGGCGTGAGCTTCTAAGAAAGGGGACCCGAAGCATGAAACAACCAAAATTATTAATGCCGTTAAACCTGCAGTACTTCGCTAGTATGTATGACGGTAACGACATCATTAACGGGCTATTTGGTACCGTGCATGACGAAAACGGACAACAGCTGCAGTCGACACAAGAATTTGAGGCAAACATCGAATTTAACAAGGAAGAACGTACAATCCCTGGGCAATTCATGAAAGCCAACAAGGTAACAGGCGGTACAGGTACAGGGTCAATGGTGCTAGACCATATTGACTCGAAGCTAAAGAAAAAGATCGCGGAGAACCCATTCGCAAAATATAACTACATCG